CAGGTAGTGATTGATGTCACCCCTGTGCGTATCAACCCCACTGATTGGCCCGCTTATCCAGCTTTCGATGGCTGGCGTGTGACGACCAACCAATGGCATTACGCGCTCAGTACGGATGGCAATGTGGGCTTTGGCGGTAAAGGTGGACAACATTGGTTTTGGTTTCAATTACGCCACGTCGGTTACCTGGATGATCCGGCAGGTTCGCCTGACCTGGCGAGCGATTGGTATCACATTGCTGATGGACAGCCTACTCCGACTTACAACTTGCCCAACCTGTCACGGGCAACTCTGACACAACCCATCGGTTCATTGGTTTACAAAAACAGATTGGTCGTAGAATGGCGCAACTTATGGAATACTCCCGGAGGCGGGGAGTTATATTTACGATTTGTGGTCAATGGTAGGCGGCTCAAGGCAGAGTATGTCATCAATGCGGCGGGGCGCGCATGGATTGCTGCGAATGCCAGCCCTGCTGATAAAGGCATCGCCGCCGCCAATGCCTATTTTTCTTTTGCGTTCAAGATTGATTGGTCAGATATCCCGCGCCGGGTCGTGAACGGGGTGTTGCACGGCATGGACGATGATTTTACGGATACCACAGGTGCGATAGAATTGCAAAATGCGCTTGGTGAATTGTTGGCCTTTATGCCACTGGATGATGTGATAGTACGCGGCACTGGCCCGGCGGGCGGCGATACGCGCTTGCCGATGCGCAAACGATTTTGGCATGACAGTAATGGCAATCATTATCTGGTCATGGGCGCGAAAGCAGCAGCTATTGCCGCCTTGCCCGCTGGCGATCTGGTGTTTGACCCGACGGTCAGCGAACAGGTCGGGGCGGGCGGTGACGATGGCCGCTGGCAGTTAGAAACAGGTGAGGCCAGTTATTTTGGAGCCACAGGTGAAGGTCAGATCGCGTTCGGCGAGCCTGCAGGCGGGTACTCCTGGATTAACTTATTCGCTCGGTGGCCCGGTGTCCAGTTTACTGGTGTGCCAACCAGCATCGATGCGGCCTATGTGACCCTCAACTGGCCCAACGCGACCTATCTGGGGGTGCATACGTTTACCATGACGTTCGTGGATGAGGCCGATCCGGCGGCGCTCTCCAGCGCGGGGGATGCCGATGGTCGGGCGCGAACGACGGCCAGTGTGTCTTATGACACCAGTGTGGTCACGACCACAGGCGATCACAATACGCCGTCGCTGGTGTCTATTATTGAGGAACTCAGCGCGTCCTATGATTATGAGACCGCGCCTGTCGCCATGATATTTTACATGGAGACCATCGGCGCGGCGGCCAACCAGCATATTGTCACTGCCTATGATGGCACGCCCGGTGATGCGCCCGTGCTGACCATTGATTATACGGTAGCTGCTGGTGGCCTGAGTATCCCGGTTGCAATGCATCACTATAGACAGAGGCGAGTCTCATGAGTGTATGGTTACTACAGTCTACCGCTGTCAATATTAAAGTTGGGCCGTTCCTGGACTCGACGGATGGAAATACGATAGAGGGGGCACTCACCATTACGCAGCCTGACATTCGCCTTTCGAAGAATGGCGGTGCATTCGCGCAAAAGTCGGCTGCGCAAACGCTGACGCATGACGAGAATGGCTGGTATACGGTCGCTCTATCCACCACTGACACCAACACTCTGGGTACGTTGATTGTCGCCGTTCATGAAAGCGGCGCGTTACCAGTCTGGCGCGAGTTTATGGTCATGCCCGCCAATGTCTACAACAGCCTGATCCTGGGCACAGATGTACTTGATGTGTCGCTCATTCAGTGGTTGGGCACTGCACCACTGGCTCTGACTTCGCAACGAGTAAATTCCAATGTCGGCGCAATGGCGGCCAATGTCGTGACGGCCACCGCCATCAACACAGGCGCGATTACCGCCGCCAAGTTTGCCGCTAGCGCGATTGATGCGGCGGCCATTGCCACTGATGCGATCACGGCGGCTAAGATAGCGGCAGACGCGATTGGCGCGTCTGAATTAGCAGCGGACGCGGCGACTGAGATTGGGGCGGCGGTCTGGAATGCTTTACAATCGGCGCATGTCACTGGCGGCTCATTTGGCGAACTGGCGACTGAGATTGCTGCTATTCTTGTCGATACCAACGAATTGCAGGTTGACGATGTGCCGGGCCTGATCGCGGCTTTGAATGACCCAACGGCGGCGGCAGTCGCCGACGCGGTGTGGGATGAAGCGCAAGCCGACCATGTTGCGGTGGGTAGTATGGGGCTGATTGCCAGCGAAACCGCCCAAATCATCACTGATGTTGCCAGCGTACAAACGGATACTACCGCTATCGTTGCTGACACTAACGAATTGCAGGTTGACGATGTGCCGGGGTTGATTGCCGCTTTGAATGACATCAGTGCTGCACAGGTGAATACTGAGGTTGACACGGCGCTGGCTGACATCGGGCTTGACCATTTAATAAGCGCAGCAGTCGCAGGTACGGACGTGGCCGACAACAGCATCGTGGCCGATATGGTGAGTGCCAGCATTACCTCAGATTATGACGATTTCGATAATACGACTGAGAGTTTGCAGGCGTTGCGGGATCGCGGTGATGCAGCCTGGATCACAGGCGGCGGTGGCGGTCTGACGCAAGCCATTCAACCGCTGATGATAATCCCGTTGTCGATTGACCTGGCAGACACAGCGACAGTTCGCATCGGCATTATGCTCACCAATTCGCTTGACGATCTGCCGACCACTGCCGAAATCACGCCAGGCACGATCACCATTGCGCGCAAAGCAATCGGGGGCACGAGTTGGACAAACGTAGTTAGCGCGGCGGCGATGTCTGAACAGGATGGCCTCGTTTACTATGACGAGGTATTCGACAGTGGTTCGGGCTACGCAGAAGGCGATAGTATCCGTATTCAGTTTGAAAGCGTGTCCGTCACTGCTGACACCAATACCTACAATATCACCGGTGCTATCGGGGTATTCGCGCAAACATCAATCCGCGAAACCGAGCGCGGAACGGACGGGGCAAACACGACCACGCCACCTACCGCTGCAGCTATCCGCACCGAGATAGACAGCAATAGCACGCAGCTTACAGCGATTGTCGCCGACACCAACGAATTGCAGACGGATGATGTGCCGGGTCTGATTGCGGCCTTGAATGATTTGAGCGCAGTGGCGGTAAATGCAGAAGTAGATACCGCGCTGGCGGATTATGATGCGCCAACTAAAACGGAACTGGACTCAGGGTTTGCCGCGCTCAATGACCCGACAGCGGCCACTGTAGCGGCGGCGGTCTGGAATGCGTTGCAATCCAGCCACGTCACCGGTGGTTCATTTGGCGAAATAGCCACTGAGATCGCGGCTATACTCGTGGACACGGACACGACCATACCGGGTCTGATAGCGGCCTTGAATGACTTATCTGTCGGCCAGGTCAACGCAGAAATGTTGGATGTGATGACTACAGACACCTTTGCGCAACCGGGGCAGGCCACGCCGGCGGCCACCACGTCAATGTTGCTCATGATGTCCTATCTTTATAAGGCATGGCGCAATAAGGTCAATACCACTGCGGCCAATGGGTATGAGTTATTTAATGATGATGCTACAACGGTTGACCAAAAAGCGACCATTAGCGATGACGGCACAACGTTTGAGCGTGGCGAAATAGCGACAGGCCCATAAACAATGGCAATGGACACGCGAAACGAACGAGCGGGTGCGGTGGTTGTAGGGTTGCCTTTTGGCGGGTTGTATCCGCTTGCCGACAGTACGATTGATCAAGCTGACCGACAGCAATCCGCTTATATGTATCCTGGCATACTGGCAGGCGCGCCGGTTATGGTGACTGATTATGCTGGTTATGTTTTCCAGGTAGCAGACCGGACTATGGTCGCCAATGTCCAGACCAGAACCGCAACCGCTAGCATAACAGCGCGAACTAATGAGGCAGCGGTTGAGAGACGGTCTGAAGTTGCGAACGTGTCCGGCAGGGCAGACGAAAGGGCAACATAATGGCATTATTCAAGATGACAAAACATGTAGATGAAATCCGAGCACAGCCTATCAATTGGACAAAAGACATTGGCACGGCGACTATAACCTCAAGCGATTTCACCATTGAGGCAATTGCTGGTGATGCTGCCCCGTTGACGTTGGACTCACAATCAGACACCACGCGCAAGACGACTCCTTTGTTCGCTGGTGGCACGTCTGGCAACACCTATGGCATTGAAAACAAAGTGACTCTGAGTGATGGGCAGGAGTTGGTATTCGAGTTTGAATGTGAGGTCATAGATAACTAATGGCCTTGTCGCTTGCTGCGCAGTTTGCGGATGCCATCACCGATGGCTTGGTGTCGCCTGACTTTCGGGCAACTATCAAGCCGTCCTATACCCCCTATGGTTCCAATTTGGTGGCATGGGAGTCGACAGAGCCTGAGGTGATTATCAGCGGCCCGGCTGGAACGGGCAAATCGCGTGCATGGTTAGAAAAGATGCATTACCTGGCTGAAAAATATCCCGGTTTTCGCGGCTTGATTGTACGCCAGACTCGTGTGAGTTTGAACGAGACCGGCTTGCAGACATTTGAGGATTTCGTCTTAGGTCGGCAACACCCTATCCTTAATCCCAAGCGCAGCAATAAACCTGAGCGTTCCAATCGACAAGCCTATCGTTACCCAAACGGAAGCACAATTATACCGGGCGGCATGGATAACTCGAATCGAATCCTGTCCGGCGAATATGATATGATTTTCTTTCAAGAGGCGATCGAGGCGAAAATCTTAGGCTATGAAGATTTGACCACACGACTTAGAAATAACGCCATGCCTTATCAGCAGATGGTTAGTGACACCAACCCTGGGCCGCCATCGCACTGGTTGAAACGCCGGGCTGATAGTGGCACATTGAGAATGTTGTATGGAAAACACGAGGATAACCCGGTGTTGTATAATCATGATGCCGGGACATGGACACCGCGGGGGTTGCAATACCTGGCTGTGCTAGATAATTTGACGGGTGTCCGTAAACAACGCAAGCGGTATGGCTTGTGGGTACAGTCTGAGGGCGCGGTCTATGATGACTTTGACGAGTCGGTACATGTCATTGATCGTTTTGACATCCCCGAAGTGTGGCCGGTGTTTTGTGCTTATGATTACGGCTATACCAATCCCTTTGTGGCGCAATGGTGGGCTCAAGACCCGGATGGGCGCTTGATTTTATACCGTGAAATTTATATGACACGGCGCACGGTACGCGCCCATACTGACCAGATACAACGGCTTGAAACGGGTTACAACGTGGCGCGATGGGCAGGGTTGAGCGACGATGATAAACGGGCAGCATGGCGCGAGTCGTCTGAATATCGCCGTTGCCAAATCCGGGTGGCTGACCATGACGCTGAAGACAGGGCCACTATGCGCGAGATGGGCGTAGACACGACCGCCGCCAGGAAAGACATCAGAACAGGGATTGAGGCGGTACAAAACAGGTTGTTAATTGCGGGCGATGGCAAGCCGCGCCTGTATTATATGCGCGATTCACTGGTAGAGCTTGACTCTGAATTGCGTGAAAAGGAAAAGCCGATTAATACGGCCGAGGAATTTCCGGCTTATATATGGGCTGAGGGTCGGGACGGGCGTAACGACAAAGAGTTGCCGCTCGATGCTTTCAATCACGGTATGGATGCCATGCGCTATTTGGTAATGGAAGTGGACAAGCCAGGCGGTTACAAATCTGAGGTATGGTGAGACCATGAGCTTATTTGACCTGATGTTGCCACCGGTTGAGACCGTCAGCCCTGTACAATTAGCGACCCGCGAGGTGTATATCAAGGGTGACGACTGGCATTCGCGCGATGAGTATCGCTCGATTCTGGAAACGGAATGGCGACAACTCATCGCTGGGGCCACTGGGGTAAGCGACACCTCGTTGAACGATGTGTTCAAAGTCGTGATTCCGGCGTATGCCTGCATCCAGTATCGCGCCCAACTTATCACTGAAGTGGCCATCCGGGTTGTGGATGAAAATGGAGAGGCGATTGAGCCACATCCTTTCGGACATTTTCTCAGGACAGCGCCGCAACTGCTTGAGGATGTTGAGCGTGCCCAACTGATTTGGGGGCAAGCCTATGCCGAAAAAATGCCAAATGCGGCCGGATTTCCGTCTGGATTAAAATGGCGCAACAACAACCATGTGGAAAATGTGATCGACCATATGGGCCACATCACAGGTTACTGGCTAATGACCCCGCAACATAGGCGAGTTGGGTTAGATGAGGTGGTGTATTTTTCACTGTTTGATGTGAGTGGATTAGGTGATCCGCTATCCCCGCTTGAGGTCGCTTTCAGTGAGGCCAATATTGATTTAAATATCGCTAAGTATGCGGCTACTTTTTTCTTTAATTCAGCTCGACCTGATGGCATGTTGTCATTTACTGAAGAAACCAGTGATGCACAATTGCAAGATGCTCGTGAGACGTGGCGCAAGGCATTTAAAGGCTCAAGCAACGCTCATCGCACGGCAGTCATGCCGCCCGGCGCAAAGTGGACTCCCATTCAAATGTCGATGGGCGATCTGGCATTGGCTGAATTAAACGACCAGACCACACAGCGAATTTGCGCAGCTTTTCGCATTCATCCGGTACTGGTGGGGCTTGGCAATGCGCCTGATGCTTTGAGCGCGCAATCCACACTTGAAAGCGAGCAGCGGCAAGCGGTTGATCGGGTGATTATCCCCAGCGCCAAGCGCATACTCAGGGCGTTAACCGACCAATGGGCATCGGTTGATTTTGTGCCAAATGGCCATTACACGCTGGCGGTCAATCGAGCGGCGATTGATTTATTATCCGATGTCAATAAAGATAAAGCCGATACCGCCAACAGCCTGAGCGAGTCAGGGGTGTATGACACTGATGAATCGCGTGAGTTAATGGGATTATTGCCGCGTGGGGATGATGTGTTATGGCCGGCCCGCAATTCAACCCAACCGCGCAACCTGTGGAATGACGGATTAGCCACCTTGAATCAAGCGCGGCTCATGATTGGTTTTGACAAGATTGACGCGGGGGATTTCCTCAAGTTGGGCGCTGATTATGTGCCACTTTCCAAATTAGGCGACTATGTTGATCCGCCTAAACCTGAGCCTAAATCTGAGGATGAGACCATTATTGTCAGTGAGCAACCCGCCCTTGCACCAGTGGTTGAAAACCCGCTCGTTGTCCCGGCTGGAGAGGGTGATGAGGATGAGGCAATATCCGTTCAAGAGTTGCCGGTGCGGTTTGACCTGCGCGCCAACAGCACTGGTGAGGCCAGCGCTTATATCCTGTTTGACTTAAGCTATGAGCCGCTACTTATGGCTATTCAAAGTTTGGTCAGAAACCTGATGGTGGATGAGGTTAAGGTAGTGCGATGGGTTGACCCGCATGATTTACACCTTACCCTTACCCACTGCCCCATCATGGACACAGAACAGGCCCGGGCGGTCATGGCGATGTTGCCGGCTATGATTGAGCCTTTCGCCCTTCAAATCGGAGCATTGAGCGTTTTTGATAATGAGACACTGGTTATCAAATTAGATGTCGAGGCCGACCAGCGTTTGCGCGATTTCCAGCGCTCGATTCATGACTTGTGTGTTCAAGCCGGAGCAACGGTATCTGACACAAGTGACCCTGACAATTGGCGACCGCATGTGACCTTGGCCTACGCACAAAAGGGGGCAAGTGTGCCTGAGTTTAATCAGCCAGTGACGGTTAAGGGGCAAGGATTAGCAATCAGCCGTCCTGACCATTATGAGATTGGCGGTCTGTGGCTTGGTGGTCAGGATGAGCCGCAGCTTGACCTTGAGGATGGTGCATTTACCGAACAGCCATCAGAGATGAGTGCCAAGCGGGCGGGTATGCCATTGTCATTAGGGGTTGATTTGGCTAATAACCAATTTGTGCGCTACGCACGGCGCAACTTATCCCGGTTGTTGTCTGATCGGCCTGATGTGGTCTGGCTTGGTGATTCGGAATGGCGTATTGATTTCTTGCGTATTGAGGACTGGCACCCGGGCGATGTGGCGCAACTGATGCGCAATCTGGACATCAGTAAAGCCAGCAAAATTAATGCTTGGACAGATGGCTACGTCATCCAGGGGGAGTCGGTGTATCTTAAAATTACCGAGTCTGATTTGACCCGACGTTTCGCCGAATCCATCCGGCTTGAGGCTGAGGGCTATAACATCAAAGGTGATGGCGTGCCCCCGTTCGGCGTGTTGTTATGCCGTGCTAATCCACCTATCAGCGATGAAGATTTAAATGCCGACACATCACAAAAATATCCGTTGGTGTTGACGAATGTAAGCCTGGCTATTGGCAAAAAATCACAAACGACCTGGCCATTGCGTGGGGTAAGCAGTGAAGCCGTAAAGGAATTGCGCAATTGGCGGTTAGTCACTGAGCGTAAAGGGAATGATGCATTTAAGCCTGATGTGTTGGCAGGGTCAGCGGTGGCTGATTTCATCATATGGGCATTGTCCACTGAGGCCCCCATTGAGTCGGTATTTGGCTATGCGGATAGCATGTTGCGTGGTGAGGTTGAATTGGTCGCATTCGAGGACGGCAAGCCGATTGCCACCGAGTCAATTTTGCCCATGTTGCAAGCGATCAGCACGTTTGATGGGGGGGATGAGATCAGAACGAAAGCGACCTATAAGCGCGCTATCAGAAATCTTTTCCGGGGTTTTTGGGCGAATGAGTTTGATATGTTTCAGTTTATTGATGCGGGCCAATCGGCAATTTCACGCAACTACCGCAACGCTTGGGTTGAGGGGGCAAGGCGAGAGGGTGTCAGTGAACATGAATTAACCCCGGCTGAGTTGGCTGAGTTGGCGACTGAAATCAATAATGAAATTCGTAACTTACTCAAGGTGGCGACTGACCTTGAGGGCATGACCAAAGCTGATGGCGGCAAGCTCAAATCCGTGTTGAGTCGGGCTGATGGCTGGATTGCTCGTTATGATCGCATTCGCACCAAAGGGCAACTGGCGGCGGCTGGCGATAAGAAAAAAATATGGCGGGTTGGGAACACGGAGCATTGCCCTGATTGCAAGAAACTTAACGGGAGGGTTTATCGGGCCAGCAAATGGCGCGAGTCGGGCATTGAGCCACAATCGCCTGATTTGAATTGTTTCGGCATTCATTGTAAGTGCAAACTTGAAAACACGGATGAGCCAATAACGCGAGGTCGCTTTCCAAAAATAATCGGCCCGCGTCATGATGTGGCCGATGAAATGCATTATCATGTTGAGGAGTCTGACGATGACAGTTACACAGACGAATGAATCTCCTTTTGTAAACATTGTCAGAGGGGATCTGTCCCTTGATGATGCTTTGGGCGTGATTGAGGGGTATGTGGCTATTTGGGGTGATCCTGACCATGTGGACAGTTACGGCACATGGTTTGACCGGGCCAAACCGCCTGAAATGGGCCTGGACTTTGCGCCCTGGCCGTTGCATTACGAACACACACGGGACGGTGTGATTAAAAAGGCGATTGTTGGCTCAGTAGATGAGGTTTGGTTTGATGAAATTGGCATCAGATTCAAAGGACACCTTGACCGTAGCTCAGTTTTCTTTTATCGTATAGCTAATGAGGTTGTAAAAAAAGAGCTGGCGACATCATCGGGCACAGGCGGTTACGCGGCTGAGTTTGATGATGATAATCGTTTCGTAAATTGGACTCTTTTCGAGATCTCACTTACAAAATACGCGAGTGAATCGCGTATGCCCAAAGTTATCATGACACGGGCGGCTGACCAGTCGGGGCGGGATGCACCCGAAAGCCACAGACAAAACCTGCAACAGGACGCTGATGCGTCTGATATATCTGTTGAGCGCGCCATTGCTGGTGATTTATTAATTGCCGGTGATGGTCAGTATGAGGAAACTGAAATGCCTAATGACGTTACTCCCCAAGATCAAGAGACACCGCCAGCCATCGATCTTGATGCACTGGCTGATTTAATCGCTGCGCGCATGACTCCAGTCGTGCCCCAGCCTGAACCAATCCCTACTCCTGCGTCGCCAGTGGTTGATGACTCGGCCTTGCGTGCCGAATTTGACCAATTGCGTGCTGACTTTGTGGCGTTGCAAGGCGCGCCGCCTGAACTGACTCCTGAACCTCGCCCCGCTCCAAGAAGTCCGCAGATCAGTGGCGTGAATGATTTGCGCTATGCGCATTTGTCGCATGAAGATATGCTGTTTGGTTATGAGATTCTCCAATCCATGCCCAAACCAAGTGTTTCTGAGGACTATATTCGGGCAATGGCTCACAAGGCCGTTGACGCGATTGATTCCGGCAATGATGGACTCGATACGCGTGTTGACCGTAATGCTGTCAGGTCGCGCTTGCCGCTTGGCAGTGGCGAAACCCGTGCAGATGAATTGATGGGCTCAACGGTGGCCGGACAGGGCGATGAATGGGTTGGGGTTTTCTATTCATCCATGCTCTGGGGTAAGGTTCGTCATGCGAACATCATGGAGCGGCTCATTGCTGGCGGTATGCTGGTAATGGAAGTGCCGCAAGGCCACGAGTCAGTCGTTGTGCCCACTGAAGGCGCTGACCCGACCTGGTATAAAGCCCAGGTGAGTCATGATGTTGACGCAGTAGGGCGACCAACCATTGACAATATCCCATCGGTTGCTGGTACGGGCAATGCGACTCTGACACCGGGCACGGCCAAAAGCAAAATTATCCTCAATGAGAACCTGGTTGAGGATTCGATTGTGCCGATATTGCCCCATACTCGTCAATCGCTCGAATTGAGCGCGGCGGACATGGTTGAGTATGTCTATCTCAACGGGGATACCGTTATCACTGTCAACACCAATATCAACCTGATTGACGGCACGCCGGGCACGACTACCAGCCAGCCGGTTTATCTAGTGAGCGATGGCGCGTTGAAAAATGCGCTGTTGACATCGGGCAAGAATCGCAGTGCGGCTGGGTCATTGACTGACACCGACTTCTTAAGCACGATTGGCTTGCTGGCGACTAATCTGCAAAACAATCGCGGGCAACTGTTGTTTGTGTCCGATGTCCAGACTGAGATGAAGGCGCTCCAAATCCCGGCGGTGAAAACATCGGATGTAGGGCTGGCGACTATCATCAATGGTGAAATCCCATTTATCTGGCGCGTGCCTTATCATGTGTCGGGCCAGATGGCATTAGGTCGGGCGGCTGACGGGCTAATTCCTGCGGCGGGCGGCACTACCGGGCGCGTCCTGTGTGTTGTGCCACGTTACTGGACTTTGGGCTGGAAACGGCGCGTCACCATTGAGACCCAGAAAAACATTGAGTCTGGGGCTTGGACGGTAGTGGCGTCCATGCGACTCGGTTTCCAGAAATTCAGCACTGATGCCAGCGCCGCCAGTTACAATGTTGGCGTGTAGCGCGCGCTGACTTTGTTTCTATAGTGTGAGGTGACATGACATGGCAAGGCAAGGTGAGAACACACTCAGGCAAGATGTAGCGAGCATCGCTGATCTTGTGGACATCGTTGGCGGGGCAACCATTGCGGTTGGCGCTGATGCGGGCACAACCGTCGCTGTCACAATCCAACTGGAAAAGGGCAACGGTGATGATATTGACTTTGCGGCTCATATTCCGTTTTATGTGAGCAGTGATGCCGCCGGGCAAGCGCTGGCAACGGCAACTGACGGCGGGGTTGCCATTGGCACTGACGGTCTGATGATTGAATGGACGGCTGACGTGGCCGGGCTTTTAATCTCGGAAGTGGATGGTGACATTGATCTGGTCTTTACCGACTCCGGCTCAGGCACCTGGTATCTTAACTTGTGTTTGCCGGGCGGCACGATTGTGACCAGCGCCGCCATCACGTTTGCATAATCACCAACGCTGAGTTTGATGGGGAGTTGCCCCAGGCGACTCCCTCAGATAAAAGGGGCATCATGGCGACATTACGTGTTTTTCAGGCGGGTTATTGCGGCGCAAACAGCAGAGAACGTGTTATTCATCCGGGCGAATATGAGCATGATGACCCGGCGCTGTTTGGTCTGGCCGCATTTCTGGTCGAGAATTTGCGAGCGGAATGGCTCGTTGCCGATGATCCTGAACCAATGAACACGTCTGTTGATTATGGCAAATGGACGGTGAAAGATCTTGAGGATTTTGCTGCTGATCGCGGGTTTGAATTGACCGAGGGCGGCGGTTCGGGGGCCACTGGCAAGTGGCTAAAATCTGATTTGGTTGAATTGCATCAATTGGCGGATTCTGAGGATAGCGGTGATGCATAAACGGATGAGCCCCATGTTGCTGCCTGAAGTGTTCGCTCTTTACCGGATTCACTTGCTTGAGGCGGTTGCGTATTTACATCAGGTTGAGGTTGACGAAACCGAGGCGATGAAGGCTGATCGTCTGGAATGCGTGGCAATGGGCGCGCGGCTTGAGCAGCAAATTGATCAAAAGGGCCGGGCGCTATTTGCTGACAACCTGACACTCAATTCGTATTCGTTGATGTTGCAACACTTGACTCGGCGCGCTAGGATCATGATGGCGCTATACCAACATATGGAGGAGTCATCTCATGCCGAAGATGTATTACCAGCATAGACAAAAACGGGCGCTGACGGTTGTCAATAAAGAAAATGGCAACAAATATCATGTACAGCCAGGCGAGCCGGTTCTCATGACGGATGAGGATGCTGCTTACTTTTTGCAGCAGTTTTCAAGCGATTGGCAGCAAGGACGATCAGAGGTGCGTAATGAGGAAAGTCCCCCCAAAGCGCGTAAGGCGGAAAAGGGGTAACGATGGCTCGCAGTGATGTCAACCACTTTGGCATGTTGGATGCTTGGGCGCGGGTGATGCACGAGTCCACGTGGCGTTACAATCAGATTCGTGGCAATGGGGTCACGGTATTACCCGGTTGTACGGACAAGGTTTTTATCCAATACGAGCGCGATTACATCGCGGCGGGCTTGAATCAAGCTATTGAATCATCGGCCAAATATCTGCAATATTATCCTTTGCCGGTGTTTGTCACCGAGTCCCTGCCCCTTGCACCTGACCGAACATGGGATGAGCAGACATTCACCACGTCTTATGGTTACGTGAAGTGCTTTGGCATCCGGCAAGCTAATGACATCAGCCTTGCTCAGGCAATTGTTTATTCGGACAGCGACTCAGATGGGGTCGAAGATCTGGCGACCATCACAGTGGATGCGCTTGTGCCGATGGATGAGATCGGGGTATTTTTCCAGGTGAGTGACGGCGCGGCTGGCAAGGCCCATGAGCGCTGGCGTATTGATGGGTTGATCGTTGTAGACAATGATGATGGTACTTATGACATCACTGGTCACAAGTCACTGTTTGCCCAACCCTCCATTTGGGATATTGACTTTAGCGCAACTTTATATCGCACCAAAAACGCGGGCGATAGTGAAACACCGGGCGATTTTGTCACGGCGGTTGATGTTTATCAGATAACGGCTGATGACAGTTTGCAGCCAGACCAGACCGCAGCGGTGTCATTGTTGCAAATTGATGGCACGCGCACTAATGTCCAGGCCTATATTGTCGATGCGAAAAATGGCGATTTCAAGTTAGGGGTGCTTGAATCGGGCGACCCTGAACCGGTGGATAGTGTCAGGCTGGAAGTGTCATATCTGGCTGGCTACCCGCTGGACAATCAGCGTATGGCAGACATATTCGAATCGCCCATTATCCGCTATGCCAACACACTATTCCCGCAAACACCGGTAGGGTTGTGTGATAGAACTCGCGCCATGTGGGAATCGGATCATACCGTTTTGGAACAGGCCATCAGGGATGAAAGCAACCGGTTGGCCTATCCGTTCACGCAGGCGGCTGAAAATCTATGGGCGGTGATCAAGGCTTTTAAGGCCAAAGAAAAGAAATCGCCCGGCAACCGCCCGCCCGCTAGTATTTTGGCGGTGTGACCATGCCAAGTCGGGTAACTCGATCGCCTTTCCGTCGCCAGATCGTTGAGCGTGATACCAGGCTCAGGCGTGAATTGCGTGCGGAAATGAATTTCATTGGCGACATTGTGATTGGCGAATTAGCCACAGGAACTCGGCGATGGTCGCACAAGCCAAAATTCAAAAAGGTTATCATTGTCAAGCCTGACCTGATTGCGGTTAACGTGTTCACCTCAGGACGGTCAAGAGCCAACAAAATATTTACCTATGTGGATAAGGGCACAAAGCAGCATTTCATTTTTCCCAGGAAATTCGGCGGTCGGTTGATATTCAAAACGGGCTATGATGCCAAAACACAACCGCCCGGCAAGTTTAACGCGGGGACGGGTCAGCGATTTGGCGACTTTGTAAGCAAGAGTTTTGTGTTGCATCCCGGCAGCAAAGCACGTGATTTCATCGCTACAATAGCGAAAAAAGTAACGCCAGATTTTCGGCGACGCATCGAAAATGCAATGAGGCGCGGTGTGCGCCGGAATAAATAGGAGTCCAGAAATGGCTGAGTTAAAGATTCTAGAGATACAAGAGGGCGTTGGCGATTGGCAAGTGTTAGGGACGTTCTCAGGTGAGAAGACCGGCGTGGTCATGGGCGCGCCGTCTGGCGGCGGTATAGAATTCGTTGACCAGTTTGCTCGCAATCATCGGCTTGGTGGAGTGCTGCAAGTGGTAGACACCATTGAGGGCGGCACACCCGCGCCGTTCACTTACACGCTTGAACTGCCCTACGGCACGGCGCAATTTCTGTCTACCGTCTATGGCAATAAAGCCATCAGAGTCCGCTGGTATGAAGGCGAGTATTCCGTCCCAACCAATTACCTGAAAATGATCGTCTTGCCTGACAGTCGTAATGGTAATATCGGTTTTACACGCGGGCTGGTCAATGACACGACCAATGAGGGTGATCCGCAACGACGGACAGTTGAGCAGCGCGCGCCAACAATGTTGGAAATTGACCCGATTCAGCATACGCGAGTACAGCCAGCACTGTCGGCTGAAGCATTCAATCACCTTATCAGTATTGGCATCCCTACTCCATCAACCAATGACAGGGGCAATCAGGAAATCATCGCGGTGTCCGATGACGAAGGCACGCCAGCCACACCCAAAATCGGTTACACCAATGATGGCTGGCTGACCGCAAAAGAGCTTGATTGCACGGGTCTGATAAACAATGACATCATGGGCGTGGCCCGAGCTGGCGCGAACCTGATTCTGGCGACAGACGGATCGGCGGGCGGTTTGTGGTATGTGCCAGTTAGCGATGTGCGCGATCAGGCCAGCGCAGTAGCGCCAACCCGATCAAGTGGTGTGGTATCTGGAACAAGCGTCCATTGTGTGATCGCTGTCAGTGCCAAGATTGTCTATGCGGGGGGTGATGCGGGCGCGGTGTACAAGTCAGTTGATGGCGGCTTGTCGTTTACGACCCTGGCCACTGGCGGTGCGCAAAATGTCATCAGTGTTGCGGCGTTTGATGAGACGTTGTTGATATTTGGTGGGGTGAGCGGTGAATGCTACAAACTCAAAAATGGCACATTCTCAGCATTGACGGTTACTGGCATTTCAACCAGTAACATCAACGCGGTTGCCATCCCTGAGCGCAAACGCGGCAATGACATTGAGATTTATCTGGGTGCGTCTGATGGCGATGTCTACCGCTCGCTTGATGAAGGTGTCACCTGGTCAACCCCGGCATTTGATAGCTCAGGCGCTGGCGCGATTGAGGCGCTTGTCTTTGCTGGGTTCAGGGGCGCGGTGCTGTTTGTTGTCCAGACGGACGGATCGAGCCAGTCAAGGGTATTGCGCGATCTGAGCGGCGGTAATCTTGGGCAGGACGTTGAGATTTTCGGGTCATTTACCAGTCCGGCAACCAATGTTATCAACGCCATTGTTGCGCCCGATGAAAACACAGCCTATGTTGCTGGTGAGGCGTTGTCATCGTTTGGTTACTTAGGCAAGGTAGCGCTCTGATGACTGATTATCCGGGTCAAGCGGAAAAGATTGACCCGCCTGTCTCATTGAACAATGGGATGAAGGGCGATAATGGGGCGCGTGAGGCCGACGTGCCCCAGCAATTATTGTATCGTGTGCCGATGGATTGCGGCGTGGTGCTGTATGTTACGCCTGTCAGTATCTATGCCCGACAAGCGATTGTCAGACATGCGGAGGCATTGTATCCTGCCCCCGATGAAGATGAGTATCGTGTTGCACTCAAAAACATCCCCGACGGCGTTGAAGCCTATGAGCCGCTTGACCAAAACCCTGAATATACGCAGGCGCGTTTGACAATGGCGATTCAGCGTTTGTCCTATGTTCGTGAGGCGTTGATCGATTTTGGCGCGGCGGTGGATGCTGAGGGCGGGCGCGAGATATTGATTGAGCGTTACCAGCCCCGTTTGACAGCGCTGGCGAAATATGTACCAGACATGCCCACTGATGACTGGACAGCAACCGTCAAGTTTTGCATTTTCACGACCAATGATGATGTCAGACGTTTTTACAAGGCGGCAAGTCAAACACTCGAAACGGAGGAAATAAGCGCTGGCGTGCGCGCCTTTCGATGTGACATACAATAACACGCCACTGATTGACATCATTGAGCACAAATCACATCCGGCCATGCACCGGCAACCAGGGGAGCCACAGGTCGAATACAATACGCTCTATGATGAGTTCGCAACGGCTGAGGCTTTTGGCTGGCAAGCCTATGCAATGGCTGATCGCCAGACGCGGGCGCTCATGGTAGGTCATCATCGTGCCAAAGGGATAATTCAGCTTTTGTATCGGCACGATACCATGCCCAAGACGAAGGGGAAAGAAAAATTATGAGCCGACTTTCGATCACGGGCAAAACCGCCGTGATTTTTTTAATCATGGTGCTGCTGGCGGTCGTCAAAACCGCCGCTCAATCGGAAGGCTGGGTCGCTTATCCAGATGGCTGCTGGCGTGGCTGGTATGCGTTCATTATCGACAACTCGCAAGGAAACGGTCATACAGCGTTTTTCTGGCAATCAGGCGGTGATAGTGGCCACTTTACATTACAATCGCGCCTTGCGCCTTATAAGGCGATTTTGACGACCGCTCACCGGGATGTCATTATCAATGGCTGGCATTTTGAAAACGAGTCATATTGCGGGCCGCGTCGCGCCTTGCCCGCCCATGAGCCTGAGCTATTGCTGGTCATTTTGAGTGGGCCGTCTGAATGGGTGATGTGGTCATGTGATGGCGGCGGCTATGTCTGGGAAACGCCAGTGGATAAGGCCGACTTTTATAATGAACAAGCGGGCGACTTTGTGCCGACGCATTATGCCGTGTTGCCGATGGATTGGCAGCGGACAATCGCCCCGGATGATTGCCGGGTTAATGTGAGTGGGGAACACTGGTACGTTGCCGGGCGTGTCGGGGTTAACTGTTTGTTGTATAATCGGGATAGCAGACCATGCGACGGATTGCGAGTGAGCTATCATGACTGATAACGATTTCAATTTTGAAGCCGGGCTTGGCTTAAGCGGCTGGAACTCCAACATCGCCAAAATGAAACGCGATGCGGATTCGGCTGAAAAAGCCGTGTCTGATTTGGGCAATGCGGCCAATACTGCCGAGCGTGAAATCAATACGCTTAATGCCAATATTGATGTCAAGGCCAATTTTGATGACAGCGAGTTGCGAGCAGCGCAAGGCTTGCATAATGACTTAAACACCAACACCTCATTTACTGCCAATGCAGAGGACGGCGAATTACGCACCGCCGCAGGTTTGCATGATGAATTGAATACCAATACTAACAGTACCGTCAAAGTGAATGATAGCGAACTCTCTGATGTTCAGAGACAATTAGAGACTTTGCGCGGGCTGGCGACGATTCATGTCTTATTGAAAGCGCCCGCTGCTATTGGAGGGTTAGCCGGGGTAGTGAGTAACATACCCGGCGTGTCCAGCTTACTTGAATACGATACCGCACTAGGCAATCTGGAGGGTAGAACTGGGAGGCTCATTCCCCAGGCCGAACACCTCATCAGGGATTTGTATACCAATGCTTGGGGTGATAGCATTACTGCTATTAATGACGTGGTGGCTGAGGCCGCCAATCTGGGCATTGCTAATGAAGACATACAAGAGGTTGTCAAAGCTGCTTTTTTTGTGACTGATGTCACCGGCGGGCAGGCCAAAGAGACCATCCGGGCAATGGACACCCTGGTTAAGACCGGGCTTGTGCCAACATACACAGCGGCGGCTGACTTGCTCACAGCGGGTTTTCAGGGCGGCGCTGACAGGGCTGAGGATCTGCTTGAAACTTTTGATGAGTATGGTACAAAACTTGCCGACCTAAAGATTACCGGGCCGGGCACGATCAACCTCATCAATGACGCGCTTGACAATGGCGTGAAATCATCCGACTTCATTGTTGATGCCGTACATGAGTTAGGGACTATATTAGACACAATCGGTACTGATGAAAATATAGCAAAGGCATTTGGTCGATTGGATGAGTTATCTGATGTTGATCTGACAAACTTGTTTGACCAATTCAAAGCGGGGGAGATTTCAGGTGACACCTTTTTTGACGGCTTTTTCAACGCGCTTAACCAGGTGATTACAGAAAACCCAGATGCGGCCAATGAAATTGGCGTGGCTCTGATTGGCACGAAATTTGAGGATTTAGGCGCGACCGCTTTTGAGAATCTGTCGACTCAAGGCGATATCACGTTTGCATCCATTGAGGGCCGAGCTGAGGAATCCAGCACCAAGATCAACAACAACCTGGCTACCCTGGCTACTGGTCTGGCACGCACTGTGGACGATGCTTTTGCGACCATAATCACTGACAATGTGGATGTGGACGCTATTCTCAATGATGTCAAAACCCGACTGGCGACATTCACCAGTGAGTTACAGGGCGGCGAGTCGATCTTTGGTGCGGCGGGCATCGCATTAGATATTGACCCGCAGGCTTTCAGCCGGTTGGAGTCTATACTTACCAATTTAGCCATTGATCTGACGGCCACATTTGCCAGCATTTTAGAATTTTTAGGCAAGGCTGACGCGGCAAGTGGACTCCGATCAACGGTTGAGGAATTGGCGGCGACTCAGTTGACGTTTGATTTACAACTGGCGCAAACCCCAGAGGAAATTGGCAATTCAATCGCAACGGCTGTATTTCGCGGTCTTGATGATGCGCAAATTGCCGAGTCGCTAGGCCAAGCCACACAAGAACAGTTAACGACAGCAGGTGCAGAAGCGGCAAATGCGTTCCGTGATATTTTATCGTCATCAGTGGAAGGCAAAAAAGCGGGGGCAACTGATGCGTTTCTATTTGACCCTGATGCGTTTTTTAGAGGGTTGCAAACCGGATTTGACCCGGCCGCTATTGTTGGCACATCAGATGAATATGTTGCGGCAGTTGATGAGGTACTGACAGGTGCAGCGAACGATGCGCGTCTGGCTGAAGCCTCAGCTCGTTTTGCCGATGCGATGTTTGCCCAGTTTGGTGGCGGGGGTGCAACGAATACGGGCGGTGGCGGATCGTTTCTTGACATCCCTCTTGAAGATGCACTCGCCGCTTTTGATGTGGCGATGGCATCGGGTGATTTTCAGTTGGCAAATCGGATTGCCTCAGAGCTTGATGACGGCAATCTGATAGCGGCTGTCGGTCGTATTGAGGGTGAAATGACGGGCGTGGCCACCACTGCCCAACAGAGAGCGGATAATGTCACGTTAGCTATGCAATTGATGAATGAAGATGGCGGGCTCGCGCTTGACGGCATGATCGAGCGATTGGCCAATTGGCGCAAGCGTGCCTCGCCAATACTGTTAGCGGTCGAGTCTGAAGTAAGGAGTATTGCCAACGCCCTCAATTCGTTGGGGGAAACTACTGACAAAGCGGCTGTAGATGCTGGACTCCAAGCATCAAATACCAACGAGGGCGCGGCTTTTGGCGGCACCCGAGGCCCTGGCATCACCCCAACTCACACGGGCGAATTTGTCAGTACGGATAGATCAATTGGTGTGTTGAATGCGCGCACAGCATCGAGTTTGTTTTCAGCCGTAGAGCGCTTGCTGTCTGCTGGTGGGCCGGGCAATACCGACAACAGTCGCCGAGCGCAAGTAACTAATGTATTCAATGTCCAGTCGGATGCGCAAGCGGCAGCGGCTGGCAGCGTTGCCAGCAATGTGAGGGGATTCGGATGAGCAACAATTTTGTATTGCTGTACATTGGTAAGGGTATAGGCATCAATACTCGTGGCTTGCCCGCATCGGCCAAAGAAAACCCCATGAAAGACCCGATAGATTTCATGAGCAAATCTGGTTTTTCGTTGCAAACTGGCGGTTGGATTCCTCAATATGCTCAATTAAAAGGCGGTGGCGTTTTTACCGACAATCAATTGGTTGACGGGCGTGGGCTGGTAGGTGGTGGATTTGGCAATGTTGTTGAAACATTTACGCTGACCTCGACCAATGCCACTATTCAAACGCGCTCTTATATGCAAAAGCGATTGTTTCAATATGCGCGTGATGCGGTGATGTTTCACACCACAGATTATCAGGTCGAGCCGATTTGGTTAGCAGTGCAATCCAAGTATGAGGTTGCGCCGCGTTATGCCCTGATATTCAAAATTGAGGTAGCCCGTCAGAATGAGGGTTTTGGCGATGGATCAATGGACATCATGACTGTCACCATAGAGCGTGAACCGTTCTGGCGAAATCGTCACCCCGGCACAAATCCCAAAATCGAAACTCTTGAAGCCAACGGAGTCTCATGGGATTATAACGATCTGACGTTGGCTTCAGGCTCTACTAACTTTGTTGCCTATGATGCCACTCTGATTAATCAGCGGACCACATTTGACCCATTCTATAATTATATAAAAATCCCTCGGGAAGACATTTCCGGTGACGCCCCTGCGCTGACGCTGGTCAATTACGAAATGGAATTTAACGAAAATTACGCGCCTAATCGCGTGTTTGTTGCACGCATGACCCACGACCCAGACGGCGAAATCAATGTTCCCGACACGTTGCTTGTGCCTGGTAGTCTGAGTACGGACACGGCAACTGTTGCTGACACTGGTGGTGTTGACCATACTGGCAATGGCACTGAGGATAGAGCCGAGGTGAGTTTCGCAACGGACGCAACTTTTATCAGGCGCATGAATGCCACGCCTTTCAATATGACACAAAACCCCGGTAAGTATGCAATCTTTTGTCGGTGTCGTCAGGTCAACGGGGCGGCTGGTGACATTAACATTAAAATGGTGGCTGATATTAAAGACACGTTAGGCGACCTATCGGTTGAAACTGATCCGGTGAGTCCTGAACTCGAAGGCACTACCGGCGCGACGGCGGCGGGTTGGCCGGTGACGTATATGGGCACGCTTGAGTTCCCGTTGTCAGGCCGCACAATTGTCGAGTCCGATGGCAAAGGTCGCCAGAATTTTGGTGAATTGCATCTGTATGCCGAACGGACCACTGGTACGGGTGTTTTATATGTTTGCGATTTTTTCTTGTTGCCGCATTCCGAGCCATCAGCCGAAATCAGAGTCTTGTCAATGAATGCCTCAATTGGAACGGGCTACGATTTACTCATGGACAATACTGGATACATGCTTCATGGTGAAATTGGCGAGTCGGCGGGAGTCTATTCGTCAAGTGTTTCCCCGATTCAGTCAGCCGAAATCAGGGGCGAATTGCCCACGCTTGAGCCTAACCTTGACAATTACTTGCATTTTTTCACGATTGGCAATTGGGGGGCAACGCCAAATCGCTCAGTGCCCGATCATAATTTTACAATACGGCTCAATTTAATGGGGCGCTGGCAGGGCCTTCGCGATGCCTAAAGAAATGGTGCATATCTACCAACGGCCAAATCAAGGGGATGGATTCATTGCTCGATTTCCCACCTTTCAATACAGGCATACGATTGCAGCGGTTGGCGGGTTTGACACCGCTTCTTTTAGTCTGGCAATATCACGTGCCAAAGCGGAAACTATTTTATCTAACCGGCTTGGTTGCCGTGTCCATATTTACCGTGATAATCCGGTTGTGCCTATCTGGGAGGGATTTATCAGTCGGGGCACGATTAATGCGGGGGGGGTGCTGTATACGCGTTCACTTGATGAAATGACGAATCGCGTGTCAGGCATTCACAGTAACGCTACGGCCTCGCCGACCTACGTTACTGCTGCTGACAACTTATCCTCACAGGAAGTGTATGGAATTAAACAGGGGAGTCCAGACAACACGACCCAGAGAAGTGGGAGCGCTAACAATCTGAGGGATACAATTCTTAGCCAAAAAGCCTATCCGCAATCGAGCATCTTGTTTAATACGGGCGGGGGCGGATCGTCCCTGACGCTGGAATGTCTGGGATATTATCACTGGCTCAATTGGGGCGTGCCCTTTTCGACTAGCGCCACGACTCGTGACATCTCAGCCTATTCGGTCAATGGGGTCATTCAACAAATGTTCGTGACAGACCCCTACCCGAACGCCGATTTTATAGACACCACGCTCGCCACTGTGTTAAAAAACCCAAAGTATGTGGAAGAGATCGCCGTTAACAGTGACCAGGTCAATATGCAGGGCGGCAATGCGACTTATTGGGATGTGCTGGCACGCTATTGTGAGGTGGGAGACGGGATAACGCCGTTTGTGGCGGGGGTCACGCCCACTCAGACAGACGGTACACGTAAATTGTATTTCAAAGCGGCCAATCTGGGGACTGAATACCTAATCCACACCAAAGATGCGCGAGTCAGAACGATAGGGGGGCGGCGGGTTGCGCCCTACCTGGTCAGACCCGACCGCATGGCATTAATTGCTGACCTGAATGTGGGCATTGATACCGACGATGGCGACCCGCGATTGTTTTATGTCAGTCAGGTTGATTACGATGCGCAACGCAGTACGGTGCAATTAAGATCATCTGATGACATCACAGCGGAGGGCGCTTTTCGTTTGCGTTATGCTCATGATCGAGTGGGCGTGCGCTTTGGCACAGAGAGGCGGCGGCAACGATGACAGCCAGGTTGATGCGTAAAATTATCGAGGAGTCGGCCAGTGTGCGAGATGAAGTGGTACTCTCATGGGTAATGGTCAAAACCGATGGCGATTTAACGCTGGCCAATATACAAGCGCTATACACAACAGGCGATGATGATACCCGCTGGCTGATATTGCTGGCGGCCAAAGTCACTGAGCTGCCCGGCATTGAGCCGCAATTGAGAACGATCATTCAAAACGAGTCCAATCTTGACTTGAGAATTATGGCGTTGCGGGCGCTGGCTGAATTAAAAGACACCAGTGCGGTCAGTATTATTGAGGGCTTATTCAATCATCCTGACTCTAAGGTTGTCAATCAGGCACGGGTTGCTTATGAGTACATCACCGGGCAAGCGCTCAAGCGCGGGTAACAAAGCGGTTTGCAAAACCGAACACTATCAAGGCGCGATTGTTCTGCTTTGGTGTTACAATAAAATAAAAATGAGGCGCGTATGATCGCGGCGCTGAACCGACTCAGATTGTCAATTATCGCTCAGTTGTTATTTCCCGGCATTGAGATGCTGTCTTTTGGGATTGCTGGGCTGATAGATACTGGCGACACGCTTGTTTACAGTTGGATTAAAACTTCCTTTGGCATTTCAAGCAATTTGATAGGGTTGTATGCCATCATGATGTCAGTGTATTACATGATCATTTCGTTTCGGCATATGCGTATGGCCACACCGACTCCATTGGCACGGGGCGAACAGTTTTTCGTTTTGGTCTTATGCCTTGTGCCTCTGTTGGCTTATGCTTTGGTGGTGATTTTCATACTGCCAGTGGCTTACACCACAAAAACTGTGTGGGCAGCAGCGTCGCTATCTAATTTCCTGATCGTGTGGGGCGCTTACGACCGGCTGGTTGAGGGATCTTATGTTGACGCTTTACGCTCAAGGCCTGATTGATACGTCAGCCATTGGCGAGCTTGCCGGGTCGCTGGTCATCATCCTGGCGATGCTGGCTTTTTTTCGCGTGGTCTGGACAATCAGCAATAAACCTATCAGCGACCAGGTTAAATTCATGGTATCACAACGAGATGAGGATAAACAAGAAATCGCCGAGACAAAGGGACAGCTAAAATTATTGCGTGAAGAATTTGGTGAGTCCAAAATCGAGCGGGCACAATTAATCAGTGAGATTGCCAGCGTCAAGGGATTGCTTGAGGCCGAAAAAGTGCGACGTGAGACTGTTGACCAAACCAATGTGTATTTGCGGGCTCAAATTGCCGAGCCGCTCAACACATTGGCGGACACATTGCCGAGTATGGTGATGGCATGGAAGACCATTACGGAAGGCGCAAAAGACGTGTTGAAAGTGCACGAGGAAAACAAGGCCCGAATTTTAGAGATTCACGCGGTTAATGGGCAAATCCTATCCAGCATTAAACGCATTGAGAAATCGCTTGATCCAAAGGCTCAAGGCGATTCTAGTGGGCATAAGCCAACAGGGGATAACGATGTCTAATCTATACAACCCTAACGGGCTGGTCGTTATGAATCAGCGCGGGCCTGATTTGGGTTGGCTGGCAGAGCACAGCCAGCGAGCCAGCTATCTGACGCATACGTTTCTGGACATGAATCGGCAAGCGGGCGAATTCCAGCGCAAGACAGGCATGGCTTATATGGTCAGTCGCCTATACCCTTTTGAGCCACATGCCAATGTGGGAGAGTCTGAGGCGAACACAAAAAGCGGGCGTGAAAAAATCAAGGCTTATGCTCACCAGCGTTTTGACGACATACGCAATTTGCGCGATGACGCTCAAAATGGCAATGTGTTGTTTCAGATCAACAATGAGCAGGGTTTCCGGGCTGACGATTTTCTCATGTATAAGTACATGATCGAGCGCTCTGTTGAGTTGAATGACATTATTGGCATGGTGTTCTGGAATGGCGCAAGTGGCTCAGTCAAAACAGGTTTCTGGAATGAGCCGAATCAGTGGGAGTCGTGGTATGCGCTTGGGTTTATCAAGGCCATGCACCGACACCGCAAACGACGATTGCCCAATGGCGCTTACGCTTTTGTGCTGGGGGTGCATGGTTATACCAGTCAGTATCCACTGATTGCGGTCAATGCGGGCCAGTGGCGTAAAGGCGGCAAAAATTGGGGGGGTGAAAAAGGTGATAAAAATTTAATTGCGCGCCACGAGCGATTTGAGCATGACAAGGCGCTGGACTGGCATTTGGCGCAAGATCATCTGGGGCGCAATTATCAAGGTATACAAACGGCGCTTGGATGGCAACCATCACCGGATGGTAAGCTCTATGTGGTGTCAGAAAAAATACTGAAAGATGATGATGGCAAACCTGTATACTGCCCCTGGTTGCTCAACACCGAGCAGGGATTTGACAACATGAATGATGTGCGGGCTGTACATGCGAATGAGTTGATTCATATGGCTGGGTTTGACACCCCGCAGGGATTCAGATCGCTTGAGAAAACATTTAAGCGCGAGGACTGGTATGGCCCCCAGGTGTCAACGCCAGGGACGGTATTGGCCTGGTCACTCAATTGGCAATATCGCAATATATACGCCCGCTCAGGCGTGCATATCGGCGGGCATACCTTTGCCGCTGGCGACACCAGCGGGTCTAATTTTTGGTGGCTGTCTCACAACGTATGGGATACCGGGCGCGATGGTCTCCAGCGCGATCAGGGTTATTTTGAGGTGATGGAGTCGGCGATAGCTAAAATCGCTATTGCCTCGCATTTCTTGCGCGCCCCGGTCACGCCGCCTGAACCAGTACCGCCACCTGTTGATCCACCTGCCCCTGAACCAGTGCCACCGTCATCATGGCGCGATGATTTAACGCCAAGATTCCGAAAGTATTTAGAATTGGCTGAATTATTTTATACTGACTCGCCTGAGTTTACACTCATTGCTTATCTCGCAAGCGTTTTAGATGAAAGGAAATCACAATGAGAGTTTTTCTGATTGTTCTGTTGGTAATGTTGCTGGTTGTGCCAATGGTTGGCGCGCAAGAAACTGGTGACATGGTGACTGTTAGCGAGGTTAATGCCAGCATTGCTGACATTCTTGCTAACATCAAGGGGTTGCTGTCAGCAATCTCAGGGTCAGCGATTGTCGGGGTTGGCACGCTGGCATTGACCGCTATTTTCAAAAAGATACCGCCCCTCAATGGCTATGCTAAATATATTGCGGGTATCTTTTCAGCGATCATAGCTGCAGTGTTGGTCGCTGCTAATCACTTTGGGTTTGCACCACAGGCAGTTACCACACTTAACACCCTGAATCAGATCGCTGGACTAATCCTGTTATGGGTTGGCGGCTTGACAGCGGGGGCGGTAAGTTACAATGTTGCTCGTAATGTGAAAGCGCCTATCATCGGGGATAAGAATCCCGACAGGTCGCCCGCTGGGCAATAAATCAATGCCAGCACGAAATAAAAAGAGCCACAGGGTAATTCATGCCCTGTGGCTCTTTTAATCGCTTGAAATCGCGTTATTTTCAACTCACTCGCTATCATCTGGTGTGGTAGGGTTAAGACCAGCGAAATGTTTAAGCGCTGGCAATAAGGCCATATACCAGTCACGCCCCTGAGATGTTGTGTTAACGCCATTGAGCACTCGTGCTTCAAATGCCGCCAGTGTGGATTGCCCACTGTCGAAGCATCCCGCTTTAATAAAAGTTTCCCCCTGATGCCAATAGGCGTAAATTTCGCGTCCGTTGTGTGGGGCAGGGGCTAAGCAGATGATCCCACTCGCCCCGCCCAGGTCGGCCCCATACAGATCGGCCCCAGTCAGGTCGGCCCCACGCAGGACGGCCCCAGTCAGGTTTGCCTCAGTCAGGTTGGTCCAAAACAGGTTGGCCTCAGT